AACGCCAGTTGCACCCAATGGGCCTAATACTGCCGCCGCGCCAACACCCGCTAATACGTTTTTAGGCTCCACCACACCCGCCGCGAATCCGGCGGTAAATCCTAGTATGGCTTGCGAGGTTGATGCATCGCTAATGATGCCTTGGTTGCGGGATGTTCTGTCGTTAAACTCTTGCGACACTTTGGCAGATTCTTGCGTTAATCCATCGTACCACTGGAGGCCATCGCTCCTGTATTCAGATGCAGCATATTCTTCTTTTGTTAGCTTTGCGCCTATTTCTTGTGCGATTTTAACACGCGATGCAATCACATCCGCATTGCCCGTGCCTACACCCAACGTCGCTTCGCTGGCAAACGCGCCAACCACGGCGGAGGTTTTAGGATTAAACACAGCTGATTTCTGCGCGGCTTGCCCTAGCATGGTCGGCTCGACGTTCGGCGGGCGGCGGCGGGTTACAAACATTACACCAATGGCCCCTGATATTTGTTGATGCCCATGCGTATTTTGCGCCGCACTTCTTCCCGCTCGCCCTTTTTAATGGCTTCTTTTGTCATCATTTCCTGAAATGTAAAAAGAATTTCCTGCCCGGCTTTATCGACAAGCGTTTCGTTATTCATATCGCGGAACATAATTCCGTCTTCATCGGGCGACAAAAAGGGCTTAACCTCCCCATTGTACCGATAAGCATCGTTGCCTGAGTCCTTAACCATTTCTTTAAGGTTCTTGCTAATAATATCATCGACTGCATTTTCTACTGCATCTGGCTGGTGCTGCATAGGAACGCGAAACTCCACCCCATTGGATTGACGAATGGCGTATCGCTCTGAAATAGGCTGAAGCGCAAATTCCACCGCTTCGCTGTAGTCGCCATCAAGTGTTTGGTTCATGCGCGACTTCGCCAATGCAATGATAACATTGCGGCGGTCTTCCACCCCGTCATCGCCTTCGTTCTGCATGGCGGTTAGATATGGCAAAAACTTGGTTTGCACGTTTTCATTGATTTGCGCGGCCTTGTAACCATTGTTGGTAAATGCTTTGCCCACAACATCATCGCCAAATTTACCGGCCTTAAAAAGCAGGTCCACATGCTGCTTATAATCTGCAACGCCCAGCGAAGCAATGTCCAGCGCCGCCTCTGTTGCGGGCTTCATATCGCTTTTTTGCCTTAAATCCTGCAATGCGTTTGTTTTATAGGGGCCGTATTCTTCCGATATTTTACTAACGAAAGCAATAACATCATCGCCATTTTCAAATTGCGACACTTCCTGCATCATCTGCAATGCATCGTCTTTGTTGATGACCTGTGCAAAGCGCGGCGGAATACCAAGCCGCCCCTGAATAGCCACCATTTGGTCGGGTGTGGTGGCCCCGTATTGCTGCGCGGCCATAGCGGAATCATCGCGGATGTTTTTTTGTATCTTGTACTTCTCGCCCATCCGTTCGCCCGGCGACATAGTATCGTAAGCCGTTCCTGTGCCGCCGCCCTGCAAGTTGTCGAGGCGCTGCATCCATCCTTTAAGCGAGGGTGCATATTCCTTTTTAGCACCAAGCCGCTGGTATTCATCCCGACGCATTTCGATTAATTCGTCACGGCTAGCGCCATCTTTAGCGGCGGCCAGTAGCTTTGCTCTGAATCCGCTCCAATGGTTTACAACACCATCCGCCACCACGTCCTGCACTTCTGGCCGTAGCTTATCAATGCCGTTGGGCTTTATGAACTCTTTTTGATAAAACTCCCAAGCATAATCCTTGCCCGCTTGCTCGCCTTGCTCTTGGGTAATTTTTTGTGCCTGAATAAACTCTTTGGGGAACGATCCCTTGTTGATGCCGTAAATAGCCGGTTGGCCAGATGCGCCATCGGTTGGAACAAATCCGCCCTCGCTGCGCTCAATAACCGCGCGAAGGTTTTGCGGGCCGCCGGGAACGCCTTGCCCTTGCAATGCCTCCAGCTTCATAATATCGGGCGTTGCATCCCAGATAGCCTTGCTAGCCTTCATTAAGTCGTCAGGCTTTAGGTACTGGCTAAAATCGCCGGAATTAAGCAACTCTTGCGCCGCCTGCGGGTCGCGGGTTTGCAATCCAGTTAGGTAGTTTTTAGCCGCTTCGGAGCGCATCTTGTCGTCGAACTCGCCCAACTTGAGATTGTCTATTGTGCCATCGCCCGCGATTAGGGTGGCGTCCATTTGCGGCACGAGTTCATTAAACGATTTTCCTGTGCGCGCGTATTCGTAGGCAAGCGATGATACGGTTTCCGCCGAACGCCCCAGCTTGTCGCCCACTACAGCGATTTTGCGCTCCGTTTCCCAATTCAGGTTTTCTTTATAATCCCGAACATTGTATTCCATCACCGTTTTGCTAAATGCTTTTTGCAAATCGGGCGGTAGATTGGTTTTTATTCCTTCGTCCTTGCGCTTCATTTCCGCTTCAATAAATGTGGCATAACCGTCTGGCTTGCCTTCGTAATTCTTCTTTGCCGTTTCGTAAAAATCAATCTTTTCCCGTTCGCGGGTTAAAACAATTTCGTTAAGCGATGCCTTATCGTCAGCTTCCTTTATCTTCATGCTTACTTGAGCCGCCGCCCCAATCCCTTGTGCGGCAGCGTTAAAGCCGGAAGCTGCATCGGAAATAGCGCTAGGATTGACCGTGTTGGCAATTTGCGCCTGCTGAACGATGCCACGAGTGTAGCCGGGAATAGCTGGCATTATAAGGCCCTCCCCAACGTGCCTGCAGCGTTGCCCAAGCCGGACATAAACGCAGCGCGGCCAGATGACCGCAACGCCGTGGCGCGGCTTCGTCCTTCTTGAATCTGCGCGCCCGCGCTTAACCCACCGGCCCGCAAGGTTTCCTCTACGTTATCCAGCCCTGCGCGGCGTGTTGCCTCCATCACCAACAGCGGCGAGCCTTCAAGGTCAACTCCTGATTTGAGATACGCTAGCTTTTGGCGACGCTGAATTGAGCGGGCCTCTGCACCCACAAACTTTGCTTCCCTTACGCCTGCGCGCGCGGTTTCCTCTGCCTTTAGGTTAGCCTCTGCCTGCGCGGTTACAGCTTGATTTTTAGCTGCTGTGTTGGCTTTTATGCCGCCTAAAAAGGAGCTGGCTGCGGAAAGGGTGGAAAAGATGGTGCTGGCCGTTCCAACCGCCGCCGCCGTACTTGCGCTCACACCTGCCGCGATTAACGCTGTTTCTATTCCCACAATCTACCCCACATCTTATAATCTACGCCCAAAGCATATTTTTTCATTGTGCCTTCGCACTCAAAGCCCAAAAACTTCATGTATCGATTGTGCATTACATCATCTGGTGACGCAGTTTGCATACGCTTAATATCCAGCACAGCTTGCCAGTCGCGTATTAAATCAGTGACGTACCGCAAGAATGTGATTCGGTGCTTAGGTAGGTGAATGGATGGAATCAGCCACACGTCGCCGCTACCAAAAACATTAATGGCTATGCCATAGCAGGCAACAATTTGCCCATTAACAATCACGGTTCGGGCGATTACGGATTGCTCTAGCCCCTCGCCCTTATGCACATCTTGCGCCAGTATCGCGCGCTCATGCTCGCGTATTTCCATGCACTCTAAATGTTCTTTTTTGAATGGAATCATCATCAGTTTGATACCGAGAAATAAGGGACAATCAACTGTATATAGCATGGAAATGGTAAATCTTGAAGAATTACTATTCTTTTATTACGGGTCCACCCGGCTTGACGTTCGCCGCTGATGTCGTTGGTGTATTTATAAACGCCGTCGCCAGTAAAGGGAACAGGCGGGCGGTCCATACGCATGCTGGCGGTGCGGCCCTCGATTTGATTCATGCGGTAGCGGTTAGAGCCGAACTTAGCATACAGCGAATTTAGAAAGCGAACGCCCACCTGTTGCAATGATTTTACTTTTGTCTGTGCAACACCATTTGTTCCGCCGCCCTCTAACTCATTGGTTTCAATTTCGCCTGAATAAGATAGTCCGACATGAAACACCCCAGCTTGGCGGTTTAAGGTTACCACGCCGTTCGTCACTACCACGTCAGGATGTTGCGCGCCATCCGCCACCACGCTCACGGTTAGCCCTTCTAAATGGTTTACGCCCTGCACTGTGTTTGCGCTGAGTATCCATTGCCCGGCTGGTATGGCCGAAGTGCTGTTGAACGCTTCCAGTATTTCACAAGTGACGGTTGTGGTATTTGTAAAGGCGGTAATCTGCGCCAGACCTTTTTCATCGCCGGTGATGGATTTGCGAATTAATTGCCTACCAATCATCGCAGCGTCGAATATCGCGCCACCCGCCGTAAAGACTACGCTCGCGCCCGACACTGCCGCAGGTGTAAGCGTTTGAGTAGACAGTGCCGCGCCGTTGTAAGTGAGTGCGCTGTCTAAAAACACTGAATCCTTTTGCGCCTCATAAATCATATTAAGCCACCGAGTGTTGTCGGCCGCGCTTGAATTGGTAAAGAAGTCCTCTGTAAATGGATAACCCACTAAATCGGTTTGAAACTCGATGCTATATCTTGGCACGCCGTTCACAGTACGTTCGACACATGCCCATAATTGCGAGTCTTTTCCTTTGCGAACAAGAGTGCATGCGCTTTTGAATTTACCCGCTGTGGTGTGCAAATGCCAGCCCGAAACATCCTCGGTGGCACTTACCGTCATTCCGGCCAGCTTTCCATCGTTCCTTACGCCCCAAAGTATTTCCGTAGTGGCCTCAAGATAATCAAACTGCGCTATGCCGGATTCGGTTATATGCGGCGCTACTTCGTTTCTGTTTATTGGCACATATTGGTCTTGCTCAAAACTATACTGGAATGAGCGCAATGTTTCTGCGTCGGTCTGCAAATAGTAAAGCTTAGAACCCCTGCCGATAGCCGTAACATCAGCGCTGCCATAGCTATTGGTTGGCCGGATGGAAATGCTGCTTGGAGTGATAACATCGTCAATGCCGCCGGACGCAAGTAAAATGTCATTATTCGCGCCGATAACTAAGAATTTTTCAGTGGAGCGCAGCCATTCAATTAGCGTTGCTCCGAACACTGCATACTCAATGCCCTCATCATCTTCAGGCGTTTCGATCGGGTTTATTTGCAAGGTAAAATCATCTAATTTACCCGAAGCGCTGCCATACACAGTGTTCGGCTTGTTTGTGCTGCCTGCGTAATATAAGCGCCGCTCATAAAAGCCAACCGCGCCGGGGAACTCGCCTGCGCTTAAAAAGGGTGCGGCGGTGGTTACGACCTTGCGAACAATTCCCCCGCCCGTATATGCAGCGTAACCAGTAGTATCAACGCCCGATAGCTGAAACGTATTTGCCACAGCATTTAATCCCGCCACGGTATAATCTCTGTCGTTTATTTCCGTCATGCCCGCCGCGCTGCTAATGAATACGGTGTCACCGTTAGCAAATGAATCGCTGCCCGTGTAAGTCACGACTCCAGGGTTGGCAAGGCTTACGGCGCTGATGACTTGAGCATTGTTCCGGCTTTTTCTCGTTGGTGAATGGTCGGCAAAGGCCCAGCTGGTCGGGCTTGTGTAGGTTAGCTTTTTAGGATTATAATTGGGATGGGCGATATATAAAACATTCTTCTCTTGCGCCATCTTTAACTGAGGAATATCCGCCGCCGCGTAGGTCGTTGTGATTTCCATAATTTTCTCGACAATGCCTCCGCTGCCATAGGCTGTGTAAGCCGTAGAATTGATTCCGGATAGCTGGAAAGTGTTCGCCACAGCATCTAAGCCTGCAACCGTAAACTCAATGTTGTTTACTTGAACCATGCCCACAACGCCGGAAATAACCACCCTGTCGCCGTTCACGTAGGTATCGGCCCCAACGTAGGTAACCACAGCCGGATTAGCTTTTGAGATGCCGCTAATGGCTTGGCTAGCAAACCTCACCTGCCCATCATTGCGATAGAAGCGAATAGCGTTGGTGGTAAATTCCATGGCAAAGGATGTGCTGTCGGTAAAGCGAAACTCTGTTAGCCATGCCTGCAAGTTATTGCGGGTTCCGTTGCCGTAATAAAAGCCGGGACGAAAAAACGCGCCGCCAGCTGATTCGGTAATGAAGTTGCGCGCGCGGCGCAGCCCTTTGTAGAAAATCTGCAAATCATGCCTGCCCCAGTATTTAGGGGAAATCTCTCCGCCAGAAAGGTCGGGATAAGATGAGTTTACCTGTACCATTAGAACCCATGCACGTTAGCGGCGCGTGAACCTAGATACATACGCACCCGGCGGTTGTTGCTGCTTACTCTCGATTCAGGTGGACGCTCTTGCCCGTCGATTGATTTCGCCGCCACTATCAAGGTTTTCCGCATGGCCGCCAAGCGCTCAAAATCGCTATTGCTCTGCGTCACCTTAAAGGCAATCGACAAGGCCAGTTCTACCGCCATCAAATCAACAAACAAATCATCAAACTTTGTCACGTCTTCTTCGTCTGCGATGTAAACCATTCGGACTGATGTGGCCACGTCCTCAACCATAATGGCGCGGTCTTCGAATTGGTAGTTTTTGGTAGCGATAATCCGGCTATCCTCATCCATTAGATGAAGCAAGCGAAGGAAATCAGCGGGCACTGGGAATTTCTTATCAGAACCAAATACCGGCGCTGTGACGGAAGCGGCTAAAATCACGCGCTTGATAGCAAAGTTCCATGGGTGCTGGCGTAACAGCTTGCGGCGGGTGTGGTCGTACCATCGGGCGCATAGTTCCTCGATCGGTGTTTGTGGCGATGATATATCTGATACACGGTCGCCCTGCACTAAATCAAGGGCAAGATTGCAGATAGCAGTGCTTGATGTAACTGACATTCACAACCTCAAAAGAAAAAGGCGGGATAGGGAAAAGGCTAAACCCTACCCCGCCAATAAAGCTAGGCTGCTACGAAGGTAGCAATCACAGCGATAGTACCAGCAGCGCTGCCTACGGTCGTTGCCGTTAGGCAAATGTCGTATGCTTCGTCTGGGTTAGATGATGCAGAAAGTACAGCAAGCGTTTTCAGCTCACCCAGCGTCAGCGTAGTCAGGCCGACGTTGTTGCTCGTTGCAACGGTACGTGCGGTAGCCATCGTAATCGTTGCAGCCAAAGCATCAGCATCTACAACTGCGCCGAGATTCTCACGGTACAGGCCAAACTCGTAGGCCGTACCACCAGTAATCGCGGTGTTTTGGACAGTCATGTTGATGGGAACAAAGTTGGCAGGAACGCTTTTGAACACACGGTAAACACTTCCGTCGTCATCCGCTACCGCTACCGCTACTACGCCAGCAAGGGTAAAGGTATCCCCGCCGCCGCCAGATTTGAAAGCCGAGGGAAGCTTGCCCGCGACAATCGCCGATTCAGTATATTTATTTTCGATTGGCATATAAAACTCCTAATATTAAACTGTTGCACTGAAGACAGTGACTGCCGTGCCAGAACCCACTGCGTAAACTGCGACGCGGAAGATGCCCGAAGCAACGTCCACAACCTCAATATACGAGCCGATAATGCCACCGGTAGTCGTGCCATTCATAGAAATGGTATCCGATGCAGCCGCCGTGGCGAACGTGCCAGAGGTGGTTGCGCCTACAGCAGCAATCCCGGCCATAACGTCGGTAGCGTTAGCCACTTTCACTATGCTGGCGTTGCTGGTTACTGTAGTCGTCACCAAGAAAAAGTATTGGTTGCCCGTGCCAGTAGCAGCAGGCAACGTAACCACGGAACCAGCCGCTACGTTTAACCGAACAGCGCGGCCAGCGTGCTGGCTTGCGTTGACGGTTAAGGTAGCGCCAGCATCAATAAACTCAAAACGCTCGAGGTTATTAATCCGATTTTCAAAAGTAAGGCTCATAATATTACCTATCTTATGCGGTTACGTTCACGCGTTGTAGCAATTTGCCTTCAGTACGAACTGCGCCGATTTGCATAGTAACTACGATTTGCATAGTTTCATGGTGGTCAGTACGTTCCTGAATCTTGATTTCCATCTCCTTGGAAATACCCAAAGCAATGCCACGGTCAGACCCGACCATTAACGCGCGCTGAGAAGAAGCAACAGGGATAACGGGTTTTGCATCGTTCGCAGCGAACAGTAGGATGTCCATGCCGAGGGCTTGGCTAATCGTTCCTTTGTCCACGACGAAGTTGCGGCTAAAGTCACCCGAAGTAAGTTCGTTCTCACGCATCATGCGGGTATGTTCCGCACCGGTTGCAGTGATGAAAACTCTTTCGCCCAAATCAATCCCGACACTGTTGTCGATAAAGTTTTGTTTGATTTCGAGTAGCTTTTCGTAAGTAAGGCCAGCCGTTGCATCAACAACCAAAACACCGTCGTTAGTGGCGGTTACGTTGGTTTCAAAGTCACGGCCCGTTGCAACGTCGGCAAAAGCAGCTTGGTAAATTACGCGGTCGTATTCACGCAGGGCGGCCTTGCTGATTGCGCTGGCGTAGTCGTTCTGCGGGTTAAGCAGCGAACCACGGATATCCGAAGCATCAATCGGCAGCGCCACAGCAAAGCGTTTGCGGTTGATTCTGCGACGTAGGTGAGCAATGTCGTCAAACACAACGCGAGGGTTGCGGCCAACGATTTCGCGCATTTCGACTGTGCCGAGGCCATCATAAGCCCAAGTATCACCCGACATTTGCATGATTTTAGTGTAAGGACGAAGGCGCGAGATTTGTTGCTGCGCGGCTTCATGCACCATTCCCGAAAACTCGACAACAAGCGCATTATCAATAGATTGTACCATAAGTACCCCTTGTTAAAATGAATATGACTAAAAACAATTTATTGTTTCGAGCCGGTATCCACCTAACGGCGGGCGAATCTCTGGGCATTTAGCCGTGTCAGATGGGGCCTATTGCGTGTCCATCACGAACATAATAACGTTAATCTACAGATTAGGCAAGTAATTATTTTTGATTACTGTTAGTAGCGGCTTACGCATTAGTTGACCGCCCTGTTTCTAACCACCGGCTGCCGAGGCCATCAAAGATTAGCGATAGCGTGCTGTTGATGGTGGTAAGGGTGAAGTCGCTGGGTTTTCGCCAACGATGCCGCCATACTGCGTGACCAAAGGCATTAGATTGCCTCGATCGTGCCCACAATCGAGCCGCTAGTGAAGTTGCCCGTCTTAACACCAAAACGGAAATTAGCCGGTACATCCATTGGTGAAACAGTGTATGTTCCGTTGGCGGTGAACGTGGTGGCTGTGCCGCTGTTATTGGTAACGTCCACCCACACAGCGTTTGCGCCGCGCCGCTGTAGGGAAACAGTCGCCGTCCACGTTCCTGATAGCGTAAGGATGCCACCGCGCTTTGCAGCTATAGGATCGCCGAACGTATTCTCCGCCGTGAGCGTATTGGTGCGGCTATCGATAAAGGTTCCCATTATTCTACCTCTGAAAGTTTAGCAAGGCGTGCAGATAGCAGCGGCTGTAAATCCTTGGCGAACTTAAGAATGTCGGCCAGCATTTCGATACTTGTCATCGGGACCATATAATTTCCTCATTGGCGGTTATAATAACACATCATTTCTGTGGTATCAACGATTATAATGCTGCTGCACCTGCTGCGACAGTTCGCTGACCTCTTGCTTAACCTTGCCATGTTGCGGGTGGAATGGGTCTTTGTGTTCAGCACTCATTCGCAACTTGCTTAATTTGCTGGCAATGTCTGCGATTGGCGTTCCTTGTGCGCCGCCTTGACTGCCTGGCAAGCTTCCCTCTGCGCCGTACTGTTTCTTCACAGCCTCGATTTGTGCATTTTGCTCGCTGATGATTTTAATCACGCTTGCCATAGCATCCGGGTATTGGCTTAGCGCCGCGATGGAACCGCGCATATCCTCTGGTAAAATGTTCTTAATCGCATCCTGTGCAATGCGCTCGGCCTCCGCCCTTTTATCGCCAAACATCTTATCAAGCGCCACATCATACTGGCCATCTAACGCTTTTTCGCGCTCTGCCGATGCTGTGATTTCCGCGCCCATGTATTGCTTCCAAAGGTCTGCTGCTTGCTTTTGCGACAATCCAGCATCAAACATTAGCTTTTGCGCCGGGGCCTTAAACGCCGCTAGGTCAAAGTTTTCCGGCACTCCATCAATATCAGGCAGGGCATACTTATCCGCTGATGCTGGGCGGGATGATTGGTAAAACTTCTGCCAGTCTTCCTCCGGAGCATCCGTCGCGGGGATGCCAGCAGAGCGCTTGCCAAGCAATGATTGCGCGTTATCCAGCGTCTTCCATAGGTCGTCTGACGTTTTGATTTTATCCGTCCAGCCACGGTCTTTGTAGCTTTCAGGAATGACGAAGCTATCGCTTGCGCTTGGTTGGCTTGGTTCGCTTGGCGTCTGGCCTGTCGCTTGGTTTGGTTGGTCTGTCTGGTCTGACATTGGTCTGTGCCTTTCTTACATAGTTAAATTCTATCTTCTTCAAATGCTCTAAGTCTATTCGGTTTCTTAAATATAGATACGCCCGGCGTAACGTCGCATTGGCATAGGTTGCCTGGATATTGTCGCCCGCCAGTATATCCCCATCAAAATTCACGAACTCTTTAAGGCACGCCAAAACGATTTGCCCATCAAGCGTAGCGGCGGTGCGGTTTAACGCCTCGATAAAGTCTTGCTCTGTGATAGCCCGTTTCATCTCATCATCTGGCTTTCAGCACCCGCTGCCGTGTTCGCTATGTCTGCTACCTGTTGGCCAGCCTGCAATGCCTGTGTAGCTTGCGCCTGCTCCTGCTTGGCTTCCATCTCCGCATCAAACCGCTTGTCGGGTTTGAGCATAAAGTCAATGCCGCGAGTTTGCGCTAGCCGCTTGATCGCCGCATGATAATCAACTCTCGCCACAAGCGAAGGCTCTATCTGGGCGTTCTGCGCCACGATGTTAAACATCTCTAGAATGGCCATGTACTGCTCGGCGCTAAACGCAAGGGCGGCCTTCGTCTTATAAATAATCTTATAGATGTCTTTGCCGTCGGCTAAATCCTTGGCAATCACGTCTGGAATGTAATAAGGTTCCTCTCCCTTGAGTACCAGCGCACGCTCCTCATCGCTTCCACGAACAACACCCAAATCACCGGCGCGCATCAGCAATGCCACGCCGCGCTCAATCACAAGCGTAATGATTTGAATCTGTCGGTTGAACAAGGCTGCCATTGATGCGGTACGCATCTGGTCGCGTATTTGCGCTTCACCGAGCGTCATCTGCGTGTCGTTGTTAAAGTCCAGCAGGCGGTCAATCATGAAGTGCTGCCCGATGGATTGCTCTAGCTTCTCCAGCCGCTTTTCCGCCCACGGGATGTTCGGTGGGCTGCCAATGTCAAACACTGGCGCTTGTCCGCCGATATTGCCCACGGCGTTAAACACATTGATAGCGCCTGCGCTCTGGTCGATAAAGCCGCCGCCGAACTCTCCATCGCTCATAACGCCCTTGGGCATTTCCAGCACCTTCTCGGTGGCGATAATGATTGCTTCACGCAATGCGTTTGCCTCGCGAATATCAGGTAATGCGTTCATTGCAGGCGAGCGGCCCATTTCCTCGTAATTCAGTTTGCGGAATCTGCCGATAGCGATGGGTAACTCGTAGTAACCATCTTCCTTCATCGCATGGCATGCTTTATAATCCAAATGAACGCCCTGTAGCGGCATGGAATACTTGCCCTTTTCCGCCTTCTTTCCCTTGCTGGGATAAACGCAGAACAGCACCTGCACCTTTTCATCCAGCTTGCCGCCTTCGTGTGCTTTTTGAACACGCGGGCTGCATTTGCTTAAGCCGTATTCTGCCACCACGCGCTCGACATCCCACTCAAACAGCATGTGGAAGCCAACAATCCGCCCGCCCTTGCCGCACACGGGGTAAATCTCTTTCACGCCATACGCTGTAAAATATAGCTTGGTGTCGTCGCCATTCTCAACACCCACGCCCGATGTGCCGAATATAATCTGGTCGCTCATGTATTCGTCCAGCGCCTCAGCCATGTTAGATTTAGGGTCATCAAACGCCGCGTGAATCTTTTTGTTGGCACGAAGAAAGAAGTCATCCTCTTTCGTATCCTCATCAACCGGCGCTATCTCGAACGTATTGGCGGCGGCTCCCGGCCACAACATACCAAGCAATGAACTTGCACTGTTGGTTGCTGCGAATGGTCCAGTGGCATCAAAGATTCGGTCCACTAGGAACTGCCCGTTACTGGGCTGACCCTGAAAGTCCTGCTTGTTCATAGAAATGTATTCGCCGATTACCTGATACATAGCATCAAAATTAGAGCGAGCAGCCTTCTTGGTATCGAACTGTTTTATGAGTTTTTTATAATCCACGCTAAACCTTTTTGAGATATTTGCGGCGGCTTTCTTCCGAATCCTCCAACACGTTGCCAACAAATGCAGTGCGGGCTGACTGGTCTGCTTCGCGGGCGGCAATGGCTTGGTTTTCCTTCGCGGCCATTTCAGCGGCGGCTTTATCGCGTTCGGCGCGGGCTGCTTCATCAGCTGATTTCTTTAGTTGCGCCTGCTGCTCTGCTAACTTAGGCGGTCCCTTGAACATGCCCATATTGTATCCCCTATCGCGTTAATTGCTTCCGTTTATTATATCAGCGGATTGTACAACATGCATTTGTGAAATGCAACTAGCTTGTGCGTCCTAGCTTTATCTTGCCGCGCTGCATCGTTCTGGTGGTGGTAAGCACTTGGCGAACTTGTGGTTTAGTCTGTGTTCCGGCGTTCTCCGTACCCAATACCAACGCTAGATAACGCCATGCATCTGATGCGTCCGCGCTCCAGTCATCATACGGCGAATCTTTAAACTTCAGGCGATTCTCGTCATATTCTGCATGGTAATGCTGCATTGCGTGGATGCCGTTCGAGCATAGCTTCGCGTCGATATATGCTCGCTTAACAAGCGCCTTGCCCTTCTCGATGCCCGCAAGAACGGACACCCTAGGTACTTGCTTGTTGCGAATACCCGCCACTGTTAGCTGGTGGCTTATGCTGCCCTTCATGCCCTGGCGCTCGTGAAGGCCGTCATGCGGCAGGTAGTGCATTTTATAGAGATACCCCTTCGCGTGTATCATCGTGGCCAACTTTTCGATGTCTGCATCGTCCCCAAATGCCTCGTGGTAGTCAAATACCCGCTCCTCCCGGCCTACTATCTGCGCGAACCATATGGCTGTGCCGTGTGCTTTGCCCAAATCCCATGCCGTGATGACTGGCGCTTCCGGGTTATAGGGCACATTCGTGATGCGGCCTTCCTCCCGTGCGCGCTCGATTAACGTTGCGTAAATAGCGCCGCTGCGTCGCGTATCAGGCTCGCCCTCCCAAACGTGCGCGTATGCAATGGGGTCATCCGCTAGCAGGCGCAGGCGTTCCAACTCTAACACGTCGGGAAAGAACGGGTTATCTCGCCATGATACTTTGCGAACGAGCATTGAATCATCCGCGTTAACCACAAACCGCTGATGTGTTGGGTCGGTGACGTTCTTGGTGTTGTAGCTAACCCATATTTCTGATTCTGGCTTACGGATGGTTGGAATGAGCATTTCCCACGATGCATCCGAAACCTTCTCCGCCTCCTCGATCCACGCAATATCTAGGCCTTCAGTCGATTTAATCTCGTTGCTGTTGTACTTCAGGCCTTTAAATATAAACTCAGTGCCATTGCTGCCTTTGATCACCGCCTTCTGTACCTCATAGAATTTTTCTAGCCCGTGGCTGCTTATCAGGTCGCTTAGTAGCTTGTGGACTGAATCACCAATACTGTTCTGTAATTCCCGGGCGCATAGAACACGCAATGGCCGCTTCATGCCCATAACGAGTAGGGCGCGCGCAAAGTTGTGGCTCTTTGCTCCGCCGCGTCCGCCGTAAAACACCTTGAAACGCTTGGGAGCGAAAAGAAGCCTAAACGCCTCAGGTAGGGTTATCCTTATTTGCCGCAAAATCCACCTCGATACTCAATGCTATGGGGTTAGCCGCATCACCTGCGATCGCCAGCTTGTCACCATATCGCTTACTGGCCAACTTAGACGCGCGCCACTGCAAACCCGATAAGGCGACGCGGGCAATCTCTGGAGGTATGCTGCCGTCAAGTACGCCCGTGATGACATCGTTCTGACGACAAGCAGATGACTCGCCAGCAGCCTCCCTCGCGCGCGCGCACTTTATTGCAAATGCTTCATTATCCGCCTGCCACCGCATGACCGTTGAAAAGCTTGGTCTGCCTTTTACAGCTGACCAGCTGTTTACGCTTACTTCGTTTGAAATGGCTTCTAGGATTTGTTCTTCCCATTTACTGAAGTCGTATGTCATGGTTTTACTCGCCTGACTCTAGCAGGTGTATTTCCTTTTTGCGGGCTAACTTATATTCCTTGGTTCGTTTGTCTCCAGTTGTAATAGAACGCTGTATTGCTTTGATTTTTGATAGATCGTCGGCATACATTCCAATGTTCTCTGGTAGGCATCCCTTTTCCGTTGCTTCGATCAGCGCGGATTCGAGTTCAGTGGTCTTAGCTTCGGCGTCGGTATCCTCGAAGGCGGTTACTTGGCAGGTGCGCCAGTTCTTATAGCCGTCCACTTCGCGTTTTAAACGGTTGTCGATTAAGCCTGCTTGGATAATTGCACGGGCTTGGTTGATGTCCTTCACGTTGTCCGACAGGACGAAGTCCACTTCGTAGAAACTAATTTCGTTCCCACCTGCGCGCTTGATAACCAAATCGCCTTCGACTTTTGCTAGTTTTGCCATTTTTTCCTCCAAATTAAAACAGATTGCATCTTACGCGATGCACGGGATTGTGTCAATCACTCATCGTTCTGGGAGATTATCGCCAAATAAACGCATAACGCTGCGACATATAGAAAAACGATTAAAGCAAAGGGCAAGTATTGGTCTATTGGCATCTACCGCAGTCCTGTCTTTTACGCATTTTTACATGCCACAGCGTCGAGTTGGTTTGCTTTCCGCAGTCGCATAAAAAGCGCAAAGTGTGCCGCTGGTAAACCGTATCGCGCTCGACCAGATGCAGGACGACCATGCTCCCGACACGAACGCCCGTGAAATCCTTGACGGGCTTGCGAGCGCGATGGCCGGGTGGTGTTGGGCTACGGTTCATCGTTCACTCCTTTGGTTTCACATCATTCAGAATCGCATGTCGCCTTCCGCCACGTTTCGCCTCTTTGTGCGTACTGTAGCCGTATTGCCGTGTGGTATCCGCCCAAGTTCCGCCGCGTAGCATGATGTCTAGGGTGAATAGCCCGTGCGGTGCTGGAACCACTTGGTAATTGTATTTACTCGATTTCAT